CGGGTACGGATGTATCAACCCCTGTCGCGTGTGGCCCTGCCGCTTCCCCTGGCTCTACCGACTGATGAACGCCCTGCTGGGCCGTCGGCTCACCTACGCCGTCATCCTCGCCTACGACCTCATCCTGTTGATGACCCGTGCCGACGGCATCGCCATGCTCCCCGGCTGGCAAGCATCCCGAGGGGCACAGATTGAGAACTACGTCGCCATGCACTTCTGGATGCAAGGCATCAGTAAGGCCGTGATGGAGGAAATAGAGAAAATCAAGTAAAACAAATCTTGCCAATTTTGCAAGAATTATCAAGAATTATCAAGGAACTATGACAGAACAAGAATTTGACAGTCAGGTGTGGCGTAGGTTTGACCTCGTGACCACCGACACAGGAATAGAGACCACCGTGATGAACGTATGCTTCACGACCCGCAGCGTGCGCATCTACGTGAAGAACGCACCGCCCGAATGGCTGCCGTGCAAGCGCATCGAGAAGCACACCACCCGAAAGGGCGACACAGCCGACGAAGGCACCATCGTCGAAGAGTTGCACAACAAGCTGCTGGCAGCCGAGGACAGGATTGTGGGCCTGAAAAACGAGCGGCAGCAGCTGGCCGACAAGATAGGCAAGAACTATCTGGCCGACATCCTTCGCGCAGTGAATATGATTAAGGAGGGCATGACCGAGAAAAAGGCGAAGCTGGCCAAAGTGGACAGTGCCCTCACCTCCATTGAGAGCATCCTTCAGCGGGTAAACGAATAGAACAAAAATTATAATAATTATAATAATTTCTGTAATATGATTGAATTTCTGCTTGGCGCAGCCGTTGGAGCTGCCATCGTATTGCTGAACCTCGCGGGCCTGCTGTACTACTGGCACCGCGACGAAAAGAAAGGAGGCAAGGAATGAGAAAAATAATTGTTATGATATTAGCCGCTGTTGTGATGGTCAGCTGCAAAACGAAGGAATACGTGCCGGTCGTGGAGCACCACACCGACACATTGCGCCTCGTGCAGCACCACCGCGACAGCATTTACTTGCACGACAGCACCTTTGTGCGCGAGTTCATCCAGGGCGACACCGTGCGCATCATCACCGAGATGTGGCACACCAAGTTCCGTGACCGCCTGAAGACCGACACCCTCTACCGCTCGCGCATCGACTCCGTGCCCGTTCCCTATCCCGTCATCAAGGAAGTCAAGAAACCGCTCACACTGATAGAGAAGGCACTGATGGGTACCGGCATCGCCAGCATTGTAGGACTTCTTTTCTATTTCTTTATACTGTTTAAAAAACTCCTGCCGTGAGGCAACCGCGAGCCCGTGAGGGCAAGCATGTTTTGCATTATGCTTTATATTTAAGTTTTTATCCCCCGAAGTGGTCTCACACGTTCCACTTCGGGGTTTTTATATCCCATACTATCCTAAACATACCCGAACCATCCCAAACTATCCCACGTTGTGATAGTTTGTGCCTTGGGAGATTTTCGGAACAGTGAGCGCAATGCCAAATGTATTTGAGCATTGCCGAGTCGTGACGAAAATCACCAGCGCGAAGCGATGGTAAACCACCCCCGCCAATTCTTGCAAAGTATAAAGAATGCAAGAAATGGCAATCCACTGGCAAATTAAATTTAAATCGCTCAGGGCGGGAACGGATTACACCGTCAACATCTATGATGCCGACTATTCAGACACCCCCATTCAGCTGAAAGGCGGTGCAGAGCCGTTTGTTACGCAAGAGGATGACGATGAGGATATGTTCACACCCGTTCGCACTCAGTCCGGCTACATCCGCATCGTGGATGACGGAAAGGATGCAAGCGGCAACGCCAACGCCTTCAACTGGAAAGACTTGGTACCTGCATCGGCCATGAGCAATAAAGTAACGCTCACCGACGGGAATGACAACATCCTGTGGCAAGGCTACATGCAGACGCAGAACTTCAGCGGCGAACTGTACGGAGGCGTGCAAGAGCGTGACTTTCCCGTGCAATGCGGTCTGTCCGTGCTCGACTCCATCTATCCCAATACGCAGGACTATGAGTTGCGCAACTTCGCCTACTTGCTGAACTTCGTGCTGACTCGTAGCGGCATGTCTTACAGCAACATCTACATCCAAGGTGGTGCCGATGCCCGCGAGTGGCTGCAGACGCGCTTCTGCTGGAAAAACTTTCTCACCGAAGACGACGAGGGCAATATCAAGTCGAGATATTCCATCTTCCAGATGTTCGAAGATATGTGCCGCTTCTGGGGATGGACCGCCCGCACATTCAAGGATGAGGTGTATCTCACTTGTGCCGACGATACCGCAGAGCAGACATTCCTGGTACTAACTCCCGCGCAGTTGTCGAATCTCGCCAACGATACCAGCGGCGAGAGCAGTGCCGGCACGATTGCGAATATTCCCAACGCCTTCGCCTTGACGGGTGATATCTTCGTTTCACGCGACAATGAGGATTACGTGATGCGTGGACCATCGAAGGCCGTAGTGAAAGCCGATTGCAATGAGCAGTCCACCATCGTGGAGTTTGCCCCGGCTGTGATTGAGAAGCAGATGGAATCTGTGCAAGGCGGTTACACATGGCATGGTGATCCCGACGAGGATATGGTTGGCTCATTTATGACTCCCGTTATCAATCAGGTCCCCTATGGCAGCATTGCCACCGTCACCGATATTCGAGGCAATGCTCCCACACATCCCGCAAGCGGTTTCTTCCGCCAGCAGGCTTATGAGAGCCTTGAAACCACCAGCCCGTCCATCTATGACACCATTCTGATAGGTGAGGTATGGAAAAAAGACGGCTCATTTGTCATCATTGACACACCGCGTGGACGTAAGGCGTGGAACAACGGAACGGTGGTGAAGCAAGTGGAGCTTGAGACCGTATTCCCGATGGATTACACGGGCGGAAGCATTGGATTGAACGGCACAATATTGGAGGAGCTGTTCAGGACATTCTCAGGCACCGACGTGCTATGGATGAATATCGGAATAGGTCTGACAAAGGCCACGGCCAAATGGTGGAACACCGACTGGATATATAATGACCACGTAGTCAACTGCGGATGGCAGTCCACCAAGCCCGCCGACGGCTTCCCCGTTTACATTGAAGGCGGCAAAATCTTCACCCTTTCGATATGGAATGCTATGCGTGTTCACGTATCGCCTGCCGATGCATGGTACCGTGCTGACATGGCCATTAAATCAGCTAATATACCAGTTCCCGACGATGAGGACGGATTCTTTGGAAACATCTTTGTCGAGTTCTACGGATGTGAGAACCTGGAGCCGGTATGTATCGGCAACCTTGAAATCGTATTCACCCGCGATAAGACCTTTGTGCCAACCACGGAAGGGGAGGTTCGTCCGCGCATGCTGATCGAGAAGCGCGTGGCCACCACTCGCTACACCGCACAGAATAACAGCCACGCCTCCGAAGAGTGGAACGCCAACTGCATCTTTGCCTCCGACAACAATATGGAGTTCGGCTACGGCCTGCTGTCAGGAGCCACGGGCGGATATGTCTCGACCGTTCCCTACGGCCAAAACTCGGAACACCCAGAGCAGCACCTGGCCAACCGCGTGAGCACATATTGGACAGTCTCTAAACGAAACATCACCACCGATTTGCGCTATGACCTTGCAATCGTGAAGGACGTCTTGCCAAATCAGCGCGTCACGATGGACGGCGGTACGTTCATTCCATTTGCTTTCAGCCACAACTGGCGCGATGACATTATCCATATTTCATTTGCAGAGCTATGATACTAAATGAAGATAAAGTCAGAAGAATGATTGACCTTTCGGGCCTCTCAATGGGAAGCTCAGGAGGCAGTGGTGGCGGTGGTGGTAGCATCCCCGCTGGCAGCTTTGTCACGCCCGATTATTATAGCCAGAACTTCGGACTGCTGTATAAGCAAGTCACCACCGACGGAACAACGGGCGTGGTAACCACCTCCTTTGAACTGGCAGCTCCGAACATGATCCCGACCGAAGGCACCGAGACCGACCCCTCAACGGGCAACGTAGTGGTGACATCTCTCATAGGGCCTCAGGTGAAGAATGCATTGGTCATCGGCAATATTATGATGGTCTATGATGAGACCAACAACGCCATCAAGGTAGTGAACCGCGACGGAACCACCGCCGCGAACTTCTACGCCACGGGCGGAGTCTCAGCCCTCGGGTACGGCCCCGGTGGTGGCGGTGGCGGCGGTACTGATCTGAATCTTCTGCTCGACAACATCAATTCTTCGAATATTGGTAACATTGCCCCGACAGCCAGCGAGGTGGGCAAGTGCCTGGTGTATAACGGCAACAACCAATGGGCATGGGCCACTCCGGGCGGTGGCGGTGGAACAGGAACCGTGACGCAGATTTCCACCGGCACGGGACTCTCTGGCGGTCCTATCACCACCAGCGGTACCATATCCATCAGTTCTGCCTATCAAGGGTATATCGTACACGGCGAGACTGCCTACGGATGGGGCAACCATGCGGATGCAGGCTATCTGACCAGCGCAGACCTGCCCGCGCTGGGTATCAGCAACGGTGTGATCACCATCGGCAACAACACCATCACCCCCGTGACGCAGGTGGCCATGACCGTGCCGACGGGCTTCACAATATCGGGCAGCCCCGTCACCAAGTCGGGCACGCTCGCGCTCGGATTCACCAGCGGCTACTCTCTGCCAACCACTGCCAAGCAGTCGAATTGGGACACGGCCTATTCAGAACGCCACACCCACAGCAACAAGTCAGTGCTCGACGGAATCATATCGACGAAGGTGAGCCATTGGGACACGGCCTACGGCTGGGGCAATCATGCCAACGCGGGATACATGCTGAGAACCGAGGGCATGCGCTTTCTTGTACAAGGCGCATACGTCGCCGCAAGATTCGTGACTGCCTCGGGTGCTTCAGATACCGAACGCGCGGCCACGGCACAAGGCGACGGCTATATAGAGTGGTGGTCATCTGGCGGTTACTTTAACCATGAGATGGGATTTATCCGTGCAAAGGGAAATGTGGAGGTGGGAACCAGCATCACCGACACCGCGCATTATCTCCAAATAGGCGGTGGCCGTCTGTATTGGGATTCTACCAACAACGCGCTATATGTGCAGAAAGTCGATTCACAGGGAAACGTTACCGCCGCAAACTTCTACGCCACGGGTGGAGTCTCTGCCCTCGGCATGAGCGTGGGAGGAACCCCCAGCATGAACACACTCACCTTGCAGACTCTCACCGTGAACGGATCGGCCACGATTGCCAGCCTTACGGTCAGGAACACCATATCTTCGCTGACTGTTGACGACCTCGACGTGTCGAATAATCTATACATGAACGGCTGCGACATTTCGATGGATGGCGGCTATATCAATAACTGCGGCACCTTGGGTGCAGACGCCATAGAGACCGGGACGCTTCTTGTAGGAAGTGGTTCGGAGGTGAAGAAGATACAATGGGACGGTACTTACCTGCAAGTGCAGATTGGTACGACGACCTACAAGTTCAGACCTGACGTAACAAGTTAAATCTTTATATCATGAAGAAGATTCTATTGACATTGGCCAAATGGTTTCACGTAGATTTGACTGAAATCAAATACGTGGAAGTGGAGAAAATCGTGGAAGTTCCCAAGATTGAGTATAAAGAGCGCGTCATTGCGCTTGAAGGCACCGTGGACGGAGACTTAACCGTGCGCGGCAATCTCGTGGTAGAGGGAACGCTCACCGTAACCGGCGGTTGCACCTGCCTTTCATCAGCACCCCAGCCGAGAAAGAGAAATGCAAAAGGACAATTTGTAAAGGAGGATTGAGTATGAGTCACAACAACGGAAAAATAGCAGCACCCGTCAGCATCTACGATGTGCAGCAAGTGATAGGCAACAGCAGCCCTGACCTTGGAACTCTCTGCGTGGCAAACAGTATCAACAAGTGGGCTCGATATAAACCCGAGCGTGCCGACGGACCGATGCCGTTAATATGTGGCACGGTTACTGAAGGAACGCGATCGAGAAAGGCAAATAATTTCGGCCTTGATGTTCCGTATTGTACTCAGGCCATAATGAATAAGAAAGTCTTTAACTTGATTAATTATAATGAGACAGGATGGGATTATTTAAAACCACGCGGAGACTTGTCGCAGGCAACTGCTCACGTCAAGGAGTTCTATCGTCTGACCGATTTCGCTCATCTTCCGAGCTCATTCGACCCCAATGACAATAACACATTGACCGGCTATAATCATAATGCAATCATACCATTCGAGACATCTTTCGATGCAAATGGCATGGTATGGAGCCACGACACAGATGGTGACTTTTTGTATATAAACACCTCAATGACAAACCAGATTGTCATTACATTCACAAATAGTAATGGAAATGATCTCCACCTACAGGATTTTGTGGATATACCGCAAACAATACCATCAGACAATAAGACATGGAGACCTGTCCTTCAGATATTCAGGACTTATTATGACCAAGATTCTGGGCACTGGGTACATTGGTCAGATAATGACCAACCGTTTATGGAAATCGCAGGTCAGCCTATAACATCCAATTTAGGGGATTCGGTATCAGTAGCTGTTAATCTGAACGACAGCAGATTCATTCCGTTTATAGGAGTAAACGAATCATTTTACCTATGCGTAGGCGTTGGTTGTTGTAACCAATCAGAGCCTATTTCATGGAAAGATACAAACGGGCCACTTTTCATTGTTCCATACGAAGAAAATCAGTTGGAGAGCGATATGACTATCCCATTCTTCTACCGATTCAAACTTGTTAACATCAATGCAATGGGTCTTGATGTGACTGCTATGCAGTTCTATGCCGACGGTATTACGAGGTGGGTTGATGCTGGAGGAACCCCGCCCTACTTCACTATTCACAGTTTGGCCACAGGCGCGATATTCCTAACAATAAATCTATCAAATATAAGCCAGGCTTTGGATTTTGTTACACAAGAAACAGATATAGAAGACACTGGCTACGCGATGTTCAAGATTCAGGTAAAAGAAAGTGTGTCCGGGACATCAGGTGAAACGACGAAATACCTGACACCAGCAACCAGTAATAGAAACAACACAAATCATGTACACATTGCGGCTGGTAGTGCTGCAACCATATATGCCAATTTATTTATCGCTGATATACCTTTGAATGGTTATGGTCGGTATTATTTATATGCAAGCACAGGAGGTTCAGCATGGTATAATATAGGCTATTTCAGCATTCAGAAAGTAAGATATTCAAACAGTTAAATACTCAGAACTATGAAAGTAAACTTCAGTAAAATCGTAATTAAGGACATCGAAGGCCGCGAGGTGCAGGCCGACTTCCAGAAGCAGCTGGGCAACCAGCTCTACATGCAGGGCCGCAACATCGAGGAGTGCGAGCTGGGCAAGCGCATCTACTTCGCCGACGGCGACGTGGAACTATCCGACAAGGAATGCGCAATAGTAAGGAACGCCGTGCAAGGGTATTCGTACATCGCGCGGTCAGCAATCGAAAACCAATTAAAAAAGGAATAACATCATGGAAATTACTCTCGACACTATTTTGGGCATTCTCGGCCTCTTCATCGGAGGCGGAGGTGGCGCATTCTTCACCTGGCGGTGGCAGCGGAAGAAAGCAAAGGCCGAAGCGAAGACCGCAGAAGCAGATGCCGCCAAGGAATTGCAGGACGTTTATCAGCAGTTGGTTCAGGACATCAAGACCGACCGCGATGAGCAGAAGGCCTACATCCAGGAACTGAAGGAAGACCGACGACACCTCAGACAGGACCGCGACGATCTGCGCAAACGACAGGATGAACTCGAAGAATCAGTCCGCTCGCTCCAGCGGGAAGTGGCCCGATATGGCCGCATGGTTGCCAATATGCGCCCTTTTCTATGTGGGCGCACAAATTGCCCCAATCGTATGCTCGTAACCATATCGGCAGACGGGGAAACTGAAACAGATAACACTCAAACCTCATAAACTATGGCATACAAGAAAGGCTCACGCGGCGAGATAGTTCGCCAAATACAGAAGGCTCTGCACCTCTATGAAGACGGCATCTACGGCATCAATACCGAAGAGGCGGTCAAAAAGTTTCAGGCATCGAATGGACTGAAACCCGACGGCATTGTAGGCCCTGCCACGCTCGCCAAACTCATCCCCGTCAGATGGAAGAAGTCGCGTCGCACCATCCGCGAAATCATCATCCATTGTTCTGCTACCCCCGAAGGCCGCAACTACACAGTAGAGGACATCCGACGCTGGCACCGTCAGCAAGGCTGGTCAGACATCGGCTACCACTACGTCATCTATCGTGACGGCACGATCCATGAAGGCCGCAACGTGGACATCGCCGGTGCCCATTGTGTGAATCACAATGCCCACTCAATCGGTGTCTGCTACATTGGCGGTGTGGCATCCAACGGCAAGACACCCAAGGACACCCGCACCCCACAGCAGAAGGCTTCCCTGCTGAAACTGCTGCGTGAGTTGCGCATCCTATACCCCGACGCACGCATCTACGGGCATCACGACTTCGAGCCGCGAAAGGCATGCCCGTCGTTTGACGCAAAGACAGAATACAAGAATATCTGAACGCTTCATAATTTGTATTTCATCCGATTTATGGCTTCGCCTCGGCATAGCTCAAGCACGCTTGGCTCTGCTCTCGGCTTGCACATAAATTGTGATTTTTTCTCGTCGCGAGACGTACTCATTTCGTGGTTATTTGTGTATTTGGATTTGTTTTTGTTATTAGATTAAGGATTGAATTAAACTCAGTAATTTAAGGTTTTAGTAATGTAGTTTTCGGGGAGGCAGCGGCCTCCCTTTTTTTTTTACCCACCCCTGCCGCCATTCCCGAGCTACGCTCGCCTACCCGTAGCCTTTCCCGAGGGGAGGGGTTCTTTATAGTAAACTCTGGAGATATTACCCGCGATTGTCAGAAGTAAATTGAAAGATATGAAATGGTTAACACTTGAAAGAATTAAGCAGCAGTGCCGCATTGAGCAGGACTTCACCGAAGAAGACTCCCTGCTGGAGATGTACGGCGAGAGTGCCGAAGAGGTGCTGCTGAATCACCTTAACCGCTCGTATGAGAATCTGATGGAGGTGTACGGCCACATCCCTGCGCCATTAATCCACGCCTCGCTCATGCTGGTGGATGTCAGCTATCAGCACCGCTCACCCGTGAGCCCGCAGAACATGTCGATTGTTCCTTACACCTTCGACATTCTCACGAAACCGTACATGCGCCTGATAAATAACGATAACGAAAACGAAAACGATAATAGATATGTCTGTACCAGATTATAAAATCAACTACAAGAGCGACTTCGTGCTCACAATAAACAGCGACGCAGGCTGGGCAATCCCCTTCTGCATCAAGTTCTGGACTGGTATGCCCTCGCAGGCGTACTTCGTCGGGTTCGACGGTGTGAAATATGTTAACTGCCGGGTGGGTGACACCCCCACGCAGCTGCTGGTTATGTTTGACGACCACCATCTGCCCATCGGCAAGCTGAAGATGCAGATTGCATACCACACCACCATTGAGGAGTTCCCTGGCTCCGTCTTCGATGAGGTAACCAACGCCCGCGATGTGATCGTCACCATCGACGGCACTGACTATCAGGTTCTGCTCGACTTCACCGGCGAAGATTCCCCCGAGCTCGAGTTCGACCTCCCCGCTTACGCCAACGAAGCCGAGCGCATCCAGAACGAGCTCCAACGACAGCAGAATGAGGCCGACCGCATCGCCGCCGAACTCCAGCGCGAGCAGGCCACCGCCGCCGCCGTGCAAGGAGCCGAGAACGTAAACGCCCAGCTCAACGGCACCACCCTGACCGTGACCAACCGCCAGGGCGTGAGCACATCAGTGAACACCAAGGGCGAACAAGGTGCACAGGGACCCGTCGGCCCCGAAGGTCCGCAAGGTGAACAAGGTGTCAGCATTGTCGATTTCTCACCGAAGAGCCAAACAGAAACCGACCTCATCTACACCGCCACTTTCAGTGACGGCCACACCCAGGACGTGGCCATTCCGAAGGGCCCCAAGGGCGATACGGGAGCCACAGGCCCCACTGGTCCGCAAGGACAGACGGGTGTCAGCATCACTGGCCTCGTTAAGACAGGCGAAACCGAGACGGACACCCTCTACAACATCACCTTTAGCAACGGCACCACTCAGCAGGTTGCTATCCCGAAGGGCGAAAAGGGCGACACAGGCGACCAAGGCCCCGTAGGTCCACAAGGTCCCCAGGGTCCAATGGGCGATGTAGCCGTAATCACCCCCGAGCAGCAGGCAGCGTTCACGATGTATAGCGAGACCGGTCAGAATACCAATGGACCGATGACTCAGAAGGCTGTGACGGATGCCCTTGTTGCCGGTTCCATCAGTTACGACAATTCACAGAGCGGACTTGCATCGGATAATGTTCAGGGGGCTTTGGATGAGTTATGGCAGAGGGCTGTTATCATTAATAGTGATAATATAATTGGTAATTATACTGATAAACTCGGCTATTTTGCGAAAAATGCAAGTGATGTAGTAATTTGGCACTCAAATAAAAACACACGAAAACATAGAGCCATTCCCGCTAATGGTAGCAAATATATTAAAGTTACAGCGGGGGCTAACAAGTCAATGGTTGTATTTGCAACTTCCTCATATACAACTCCTACATCTTCATCAAATGGGAAACCTGTTCCATTAAGTGCAACAGATAGCACACTGCATTCTGTGCTGGCGAATACCACAAATATATTACCAGTACCCGATGATTGCGCTTATATCCTTATCGATGTGGCTTATGATGGGAGTGTCAATTATACACCACAAGCAGTTTATACGGGAGCAGATATTAATAGTATCGTTACAACGAAAATCACTAATAAGATTCCGTTTGCTACTTTTGAACATATTGCACTTAAAATAACTAATAACCAAGAAATCGCATTACAGTCAAGAAATGTAACGGATTATATTGATATAAGCGGTATGTTAAGTATAATCTACACAAGAGCTTGTACAAACGGAGCAGGCGGCGATTATGGTGTGTTGTTCTACAATGAAAACAAAGAGCCAATATCGGGTTATAAAGAACTCGTTAACCAAGCAGTTAGTTGTTATGTAATAGAAAAGATTAGTGTTCCAAACGGTGCTGTATATGCGAGATTTACTTATTGGAATGATGAAAAAATTGGCAAATTCTTTATTGCTGATGGAGATAGGGATGCAGAAGCGATTGCATTATGGGAAAACACTAAAAACACACGCTTCTTGATTGGATTTGAGGAAGGTGTATATAGGCAAACAGAGGGTACAACAGACAAGGGATCCCAATTAAACCCATTATACGGATTAAGTACATTTATACCTGTATCAAAAGGTGATACTGTCTTATGGCACTATGGTAATGCTGGAATAAGAACAATGGGTCTTGCTGTTTATGATACCGAAGGTAACTACCTTAATTATTATAACAATACAACTCCTAATGAAAGGCTTATAGAGAATTTTTTGAATACAAATCCTTTAAATAAGTTCCTTATTAGAGCCAGTTTGCTGATAGCCAATGGTAGCGATAATTATGTTGAAGTCAATGGTGTGAGAGTCTGGACTGCATTCAATGAAAACCTCGGCAATAAATTCAACAAGATAGATAAGTTCGTGAATCCTTATACGGATTTATCCTTATACAATAAATATGTCAATACTTCTACGGGCTATGAAGGGTATGATAGTAAAAGACTTTCCACTTCGCTTATTGCACATAGGGGAAGATATATTATAAGTGTGGCAGATGGTTATTTGATTCGTTCAGTCAATTATTATGATGAAAGCAAAACGTGGTATAAAGGAACCTTTGCCCCTGCCCAAACAGTTATAACAGAACAACAAGAAATTGAAGGTTATATAAAACTTGTGATTACCAATGAAGATGATACTACGGACATCGCACCTGATGCCCCTATAAACCTGACCTTCAACACATATTCTGGTGGCAGTTTGGATGAGTTTGATGATGCTCTGCGTATAGGCACATTCAACAGTTCTTATAACAATACAGATGTAGAGGCGGTTAGAAATAAATACTGCGGATTAATCAAGGGTAAGAGCAAGATAGAGAATTTCCTTTTCTTTACAGACCCACATCTTACGCCAAATAGCAGATATGAGGAAATGACGGAAGCCATCAGAGATAGATTTATATCTACTCTACAAAAATACTATAATTCATTACCTATGGATTTCTGTATTTGTGGAGGAGATTGGCTCAACTTTAACCATCCTAATAATACGGACTGTGAATGGTTAGGATATTGTGATGCCTATATGCGTAAGTTGTTTAGGAACTATTATCCTGTGTTTGGAAACCACGATAACAATCCATACACTCCGAGTAACACGGAAAGTAACTGGTTGAATGCTCTAACCTATCCAACTATTATGAACTTAATGTTTCGCGAGAATGGAAGAACATACTATTCATTTGACGGATTGAACACCAAATTCTATGTGATGAATAGCGGTGTATCATTCATCAAGGGAATGACAAATAGCACATATTCAAGACTTGTCAGTAACCGATGGCCGCAGATTGAATGGTTAGGCAATGCCCTTCTTCAAGATGACGCCGATAATAGTGTTATTGTAATGCATATTTATTCAAACGCATCTAATCCTTCAAACTGGTTCTCGCCAGAAACAGGATATAGGGCATACGGAATCCATGATTTGGGTAATAATGTGAAATTGTTAGCAACTGCCTACAATAACAGGCAATCAATAACACTAAATGGCATTACATATAACTTTGCAAACTGCAATGGAAGGGTAATGTATATCCATTGCGGACATACACACTTTGATTATGTAGATACAACAGGGGAAGTTCCAATTATTAGTACAACAAACTTAGAAGGTGGACACTTTGTAAATGGAGAAATTGTGTATGACCTTGTACCAACCTTTGATTGTTGTATGAACGATTTGGACAACTCCGCTTTGTATATGACAAGAGTCGGTGCTGGAGTAAGCAGAATAGTTAATTACAGTCACAAGGCTGTTTCTGTTGGTGGAAGCATTTCTCTTACTTGTAAATTGAGTGGTACTATAACGTGGCAAACAAGAAACAGCAGTATTGCTACGGTATCTAATGGAACTGTGGCAGGTGTTGCTTCTGGTTGTGTGGGCATTATTGCCACCAATGAAAATGGTGAGGAAGAATATTGGATTGTTAAAGTTGGGTGAAAATAATGGACAACAGAATATTAACGCTTCAGTAAACCCCACCACCAAAACCGCCCGACTATCAAAGCCGGGCGGTTTTTTTTATGCCCGAAAAATTGAGAACTATGGCATATTCAACAGGAATGATGAACAAGCGGGTGACAGTGGCTCGGAGGGCTGCTGATGCCGCAAGCGGCTACGGAAAGGGAGCCGGGGGTGTGAGGTATAGCATCCTCGGGGAGTTCTGGGCAGCGGAGGATTTCAACAAGGGCGTGAAATCACTGCGCGAGGGGGCTTATGATGCGTATGACACGGTGATGTTCCGCATGCGCTTTCATAAGGACATTGACCGCTGGTGTCTGATTCAATATCAGGGACGGTGGTATCAGATTCAGTCCTTCAACGCTAACTACCAGGACAATCAGATTCAGATCACGGCAATGGAGCTGGCCAACCAGCAAGTGAACATCGTGGCCAACGCTAACGATAACGATAACACATAAAAAAGGAACTATGAAGAAAACGATTGCGATTATTCATTTCAACACGCCGGAGCTTACGGAGTGCTGCATCATGTCAATCCGAAAGCAGGGCTGCTACTGGCCCGTGGTGGTGTTCGACAACTCGGCAGACATCACCGCCCCGGCAGGCACCAACGGCAACGACCCCAAGGAGGACACCATCATCAAGGCGCGACCCTTCCGGCAGAAGATGAAGGGCGTGAAGGTGATAGACAACACGAAGGGGCAGGTCATCGACTTCGAGCAGTTCCTGTCGCTCTATCCCGACCGCAACCCGCAGCTGGGTGTGTATA